CTTTTTTCTTAAGTACCTTCTCGATTTCCTTTTCGACCATTTTTTTGATTTCGTCTTTATCTTTTCGAGATAGTTCTTCTTTGATTACGATTTTTAGTTGTTTTTTGGTTATTTTCATTTTTCCTTATTCATCCTTTGAGTTTTCTTTTTAGAAGCTTCTTTTCTTTTTTTAGCATAGTCATATGCTTTCTTTAATCTTGCTTTCACTTTTGGATCTTTCGCATTTTGATATGCTGCTCTAGCGCGTTGATGAATAAGATTGATAATTTGTGATTGTCTTTTGTGAGACTTAGACTTGAAAGATTCCTTTGAGAGAGTGTCTTTTATATCTTGTACGGTTCTAAATTTTACTGATACAGTATCGCTTGGATCTTCGTCGGTATAAAGTCTTCTTCCAGAACCCTTTGGCTTCTTGCCTGTTCCTTTTGCCGGATCTTTGCCTTCTGCCTTTACACAGTTTCTATAAGTCTTGCCAAACATTTTTTTGGTTTTGCGGGTTGGGTGAGTTTTATAACCGGGCAAGCATTTGCCTGCTTCTTCGATTGTTTCTTGGTTCTTTTCCTGCCATTCTTCTGAAACATCATCTTCGGTGATAGGACCGCCAGCAGCCCAAGTATAACAGGTTCTTGCTGAATGGCACTTAAAATGATGCATCCAACAATATCCAAGTTTGCCTTCTTCGTCCTCGATAGGCTCAGAGGTAGGACCGGGCATACAATCAAGCATTCTTGGCGAGATGTCGAAAGCAACACAATTACCACACTTGGATTCTTTTGCGACTTCAACGTCCGTATTCCAGTGTTCAGCGGCTCTTTCCCAATATTCTTCATCTGCTAGGTTTAAAGGACCATATTGAATATGCTCTGCTTCGATCGCAGCGTTTCGATTTTTGGTATTTAGTTCTAAATCTTGCGTTGGCTTTGGGCATATCAAGTCTTTTGCTTCATTGATAAACTCTCGCCAGTTTTCAAATAGTAGTTTCATTTAATAATACTCCGGTTCATAATCTTCATACTCTGGCTCATAGTCTTCCATAGCTTGCACTATTTGTGAAGCAATGACAGCATTTTGTGGTTTTATCTTCCAACTTTTTCCGTCTGGGAAAGAAGCATACATAGCAGAATAGTTTTCTAACTCTGGATCGGTAAAGAACTCTAATCCATTTGGAAAGCTGGCTGGGCTATAAGAAGTTATAAACAAATCATCAAGATCATCGTCCTCTTCCAACTCCCCTATGTAGGCTGTGATTTCTCCAGCACCGGAGAATAAGACACCCATGGCTTCGTCCTGAGACTTAAAAAAGTAAATACGATGTTCGACCTCACCATCAGAATTTCTGTAATACCAGTCTCTATCAGCAGGCTTGTTGCTGGAGTATGCTGGTCCTTTTCTTTTTGAGATTCGATAGAGAGTAGAGCCTATGTCATCCATGGTTCCAAGATACTGACCAGGACCACCAGCTTCCTCTTCAGTTAAGTACCCTCTCCAGTTTTCAAATAGTTTTTTCATTTTATTTTAACCTTTTGGTAGCTTTTTGATGTTGACCTTAAAAAGATCATCATTAAGTTTAAACTTTCTTAACATACCTTTGAAGTAACCCTTATCAAAAAAGCGATTTAGTTCTTTTTTATAAATACTATAAGCTTCTTCAAGAGCTTCTTGCTCTTTATCAGAAACTTTGAAATAGAGTTCTTCTGCTCTTTTTTCATCTTCTTCATCGTTTGAAAAATAAATGTCTTCTAACTCTTTACGAGCGGCAGCTATCTCAGGTCCAAGTAACTGATCGAAAGCCTCTTCTGTTAAAACATTTTTTTGAAAATAAGAGTCTCTAGTTAACTCCATAAGCTTAGATCCATCTATTGTATCACGCGCATTCAAAAGAAATAAATCGGATAGTTCTTCAAGAAACTTTTGTTTATCTATTCTTTCATCTTTAAGCTTATAGAATGACATCATCTTTTGTGCAAACTGCTCACGCCCTTGGAGAACAAACTCTCCCCAAGAACTACGCTTGGCAGGAAACTTTTCACCATAACCAATTAAAGTAAAGTCCTCTGGGTAGTAACCAACAAGCACTTCGCCATCTCTTTGTCCATAAAACACAATGCCTCGTATTTTCTTGCGAACTTCATCTATGCTCCTGAGTTTTTGGGCTAGCTCTGATGTTATGTTCTTAAATCCTCTGTTTTTTTGATCAACCAACTTTGCTAGTCGTTCGATTTCTTCGTCTATTTGGATTCCGTTTTTCTTTAGCTGATCCATCATTCGATGATTTTTGCCATAAACCTTTTTGGCTTCTTTATAATCAAAGATCAAAAACTTATCAAGATTGGATACTTCAAAAATCAAAGCATAGTTACCATAAATGCTCCTTAAAGAAACAAGATCGTAAACAGTATAAACTCCTTCACCGTAAAGATTTCCAGCACCAGGAATAAAGCCATCTTTTTGGATTACCTTAACAATGTCTAATAGGTCTTCTTTTGATACAACATATGCTCCAGTAGACCCTTTGCCGAAAGCGTGAAAAACAGTTGCAGTATTTGTATGAGGATGGATCTCCTCATCTAGAAATCCACGCCAAGCTTCCATTATAATCTTCATTTACAAAACCTCTTACTTTCTTTATTTATACTCTTAAGAGAGCAAGCTCCTTTTGCTACTGCTTCTAAATCAATATTTCTGACAGGGGAAACCCAAATAATGTCTTCAACAACAGCTAAACTTGGATAATGCTCAACATCAACACCCCAGAGCACACCAACAATGTAACCTTCTTTGTTATAAATAACAGAGCCTGAACAACCAAACCAACCATAGGAATGCATAATAATATTTTCATTGTCAATACCAGTGTTTTCAAAGCCAGCGACTCTTCCCTTAAAAGAAAGAAGCTGATGCCTGGAGGGGTAACCAGAATAATAAAGGTCATCACCTATCTCAGGTAAATCAGAAGCAGGCTTCCATGACATAGGCTTGATTGTTTCAAAAGGCTTTTGTATAGCCAATACGGCTACATCGTATTTCTTGTTAGACCAAACAACTTTAGCCGAGATCATCTCAGAATCCTTTTTCACATAAAGGGGCTTATAAGAAACGGAATCAACAACATGCTGGGCGGTTATAACAAAATAAAAATCCTTATACTTTACATAAGAACCAGAACCCTGCCCATCTGCAACCATTACACGAACGGCAGCTTCTCGGATTCTTCTTTCAACTAATGAATCTGCTTCATCAGAAACAAAGATAGGAGAAGTGTCTACTTCTTCAGCCCAAGCTTCCCCTCCGGTTAAACAAATAATAGTAAAAACAAAGATTAAAATTTTCTTGATCACAACAGACTCCTTAAAAGATTTGTTTCTTATCTAAGTAGTTGAGAACAAAGAAGGAAGCCCCCGCTCAAACCGAACAGGGGCTATTTTATTTTTTACTATAAGCGGTAGGGCTTTAGGATTTTTTTATGGGAGGGAGAGGGAACTGGGGTCCATTAGCGACCACTTTTTCCTTCCTCATCACACTCCTCTTTGTTTTTGGCTAGTTCCAGGTTTATTGCATACTCAACTTGAACATGGTCATCGAGAAACCAATGAACAAGACAAGTATGATTATAGGAATCATAAGTGTTTAAGACAAGACCTAAACCAATAACCCTCTTTCTGTCGTATTTGAGATAAACCAAATCTCCAATCTTAAAAGGATGGGGCTCTGTAGAATAACGTGTCACTAATGATAACTAGTGATCTACCATAACAAATTCCGAAGCAGGAAACCAAATCCCTGGCTTTTCAACCAGGGACCAAGTTGCCAAACTACCCACACCGGAAATCCATTTTACGGTATAGGTCGCCTCGGGATCAAGATGATGGATTATGGCGAGTTTTTCTCTTACGAACCTTACCCTTAGTTTTTGCTTTCTGATCCCCATTTGCCCACCTCCTAATCTTAGATAGGGAGACGCCATTCTTTTTTGCTACTTCAAGAATCGCTTTTAACCCAGGATCATCAGTTAGATCTTTTAGATGGGGAGTTTCGTTATGAGCCCAAGCACTGAGAATGATTACATTTTTACGATTGCGGATAGATCTTTCCCTTAGATAATGGGGACAATCCATTTGATCAAGCTTTTCAACAATGCGGATAGGTCGAGCAAGGTCTTCCCTTCCATCATATTCTTGTACGGACACAACAGTTTTAGGAGAGAACCCCTCCAAAACTTTGATTAGCTCTTCTACAGTCATTATACCTCCTCTGGCTTGACATAATAAAAATGAGACGAATCAGACGATTCATAGCGAACCTCGACTTCGGTAGTCTTTATGATCATTCGAGGTAAGATTTTTTCCAGAAAGTAATCTATTTCGCCTTCATAGTTCTTTAAAGAACAGAGAACTTCCCAGTTTTCACCATCTAACTTTGAGTAACCATCGTTATCTACCCAATGTTGAAGGTAACAAACCCCTCCCCATGGGATAAAGTTGCACCTTCTAAAGTTAACCCACTCGTCTATCCAGGTTAGATGAAAGTAAGCAGCAGCTTGCTCCCAGCCTCTAGACCAGCGGTCTTCTTGGCACCACTCGATTACTTTGCGGGCTTCTGGGGTTAACTGGGTTTTAAAACGAACTCCTGTATACATTCCCATTTATGACTCCCTTATGTGCATATAGGTTAGCACACATACAATAATCATTACAAGATAAATCTCTAAATCTTTCATGGCATGAACA